AAACGGGTCAGGCTGGCATTGAGTTGATGCACAGGTTTGAGGGCAAGAGTCTCAAGCCTTACTTATGCCCAGCCCACATTTGGACCATTGGTTACGGCCATGTTCTGTACCAAGAGCAGATCAAATTACCGGCGTTGAGGAAAGATGGCTATACCGGCATCCTTCGCAAGGACTACCCACTCGCAGCCCAAGATAATCGTACTTGGACGCAGGCGGAGATTGATCGCCTTTTTGAGGATGATCTCGTCCGTTTTGAACGCAGTGTTCTTAGAATGTCTCCTAATCTTGCTGGCCGTCAGTCAAGCTTCGACGCTGTGGTCAGTTTTGCGTTCAACGCTGGACCTGGGCGTTATCAGAGTTCTACGATAAGAATCAAGAACAATCGCGCCGACTATGAAGGCGCAGCAGAAGCGTTTATGATGTGGACCATGGGCGGTGGCAAGGTGTTACCGGGATTAGTACGCCGTCGCAAAGCCGAACGCGCCTTGTACTTACGGGGTGATTGATGCCTTTACGCAAAATTGTTCTCAAACCCGGTGTAGATCGCGAGCGCACACGCTACACCAACGAAGGCGGTTGGTACGTCTCGGAGAAGGTCCGTTTTCGTCAGGGCATGCCGGAGAAGATCGGCGGTTGGCAGTTCATTACGGACAACACCTTCACGGGCATCTGCCGAAACCTCTGGAACTGGGTCACCCTTGCGGCACTCAATCTTCTAGGCGTTGGCACTAACGTTAAATACTACATCGAGGCGGGTGGCCAATATTTTGACATCACGCCCATTCGTGCCAGCGATACGCTTAGCGCCAACCCTTTTGCCACAGGCTCGGGAAGCGATGTTGTTACTGTAACTGCCGCTTCTCATGGCGCGGTAGACGGGGACTATGTAACGTTTTCAGGAGCTGACGTTGTTGCGGGTCTTGACCTTAACAACGAGTACAGCCTAACGCTGATTGACGACAACAGCTACACGATTGAAGCGGCAAATGTTGCCTCAGCGGCAACAACAGGCGGTGGAGCGGCAGTTGTTGCCGCTTATCAGATCAATATCGGACAAGAGATTGAATCACCACTTGCAGGATGGGGCGCGGGAGCCTGGGGCGCTGGCGCTTGGGGCATTGGTGGACCAACACCGGCCTGGGCAAAGATGCGTTTGTGGAGCGCCATGAACTGGGGCGAGGATCTTGTCTTTGCGCCAAGAGGCGGGGGCATTTACTACTGGGACGCCACAGCAGGACTCACGAGCCGTGGTGTCAACATCACGTCACTGGCCGGGTCGACACAAGCGCCTACCGAAGTCAGTTTCATTTACGTTTCGGACATTTCCAGGTTTTTGCTTGCTTTTGGGTCTAATAACCCGGCAGATACGGTAAGTGGCGCATTTGATCCCATGATCGTTCGTTGGGCCGATCAAGAAAGCCTTACGGATTGGGCCCCTGCGATCACGAATCAAGCAGGCGATTTACGCTTGTCTCACGGTTCGCAGATTGTCACAGCCGTTCAGACCCGTCAGGAGATCTTTACGCTGACTGACTCGGCTGCTTATTCACTCCAGTACATCGGAGCGCCTTTGGTCTGGGGCGCTCAGTTACTTGGCGACAACATCTCCATCGTCGGACCTAACGCCATGGTCATTGCTTCAGGCGTGGTCTTTTGGATGGGCGTTGATAAGTTTTACATCTACGATGGTCGCGTTCAAACGCTGCCTTGTGACTTAAGACGCTACGTTTTTTCAGACTTCAATAAGACGCAAGCGAGTCAGGTCTTCGCAGGAACTAATGAGGGTTTCAACGAGGTCTGGTGGTTCTACTGCTCTGCGGACAGCACGACAGTAGATCGTTATGTGATCTTCAATTACCTGGATCGGGCGTGGTATTACGGCACGATGGCACGCACAGCGTGGCTTGATTCAGGACTTCGCGATTACCCGCAGGCGGCTGCATACAACAATCGAGTGCTTTACCACGAGTACGGGGTGGACGACAACGCCACAGATACACCTGCTGCGATCGATGCCTACATTGAGTCGGCAGAGTTTGACATTGATGATGGCGATCACTTTATGTACGTCTATCGGACGGTGCCTGATATCACCTTTGTAGGCTCCGCAGACGACAGTGATCCTGAGGTTGTCTTTACCATCTATCCCAAGGCAAGTTCTGGCTCACCCGACGGCACTCCAGCCAGCGGCACGGTGGCCTCGCCTGATTATCCGGTCGACCAGTACACGTCACAGATCTATACCCGCTTCAGAGGCAGGCAGGCCTATATCAAGATCCGTTCTAATAAGATAGGTACGACATGGCAGCTTGGAGCGCCTCGCCTTGACATCCGCCAGGACGGTCGGGCAACAGGAAGTGGCGCATGACCTATGTCGTCACCACGGAGTACAACATTGACCGGGTGGTTCCGCCTAATCTGCCGCTTGCCCCCAATCAGTACAACTCAGCCTATCAAGAGGCATTGAACAACGTCCTGCGTCTGTACTTCAACCGGTTAGACAACCTTTTGGCGCGACTTATGGCTACAACCTCTTCTCTACCGGTCACATTACCCGCAACATACTTTGATGCGTTTGGCAGGCAACGTGTTAGCCAGCCCTATACGTTGTTTGACAGCCAAAACAGATACGCAGCGGATAACCAATTCAGCGAGTCCACGGTTAATGGGGCATCGATAACTTTCAGCGCAAACGAAGCTGCTGTATTGCTATCTGCTGATACCACATCAGGATCAACCGCAGTCAGACAGTCTTACAGATCTTTTCCTTACCAACCTGGGAAGGGATTATTGGTTCTTCAAACCTTTGTCATGGCCGCAGCGCAGACAAACCTTCGCCAGCGTGTTGGGTACTTCAATACGCAAAACGGCGTGTTCTTCCAAAAGACAGCATCAACAAACGCTTTTGTACTTCGCTCTTACGTGACGGGTACAGCATCGGATGCAAGAACTGTTAACCAAGCAGACTGGAATGGCGATAAGCTAGACGGAACTGGGGCATCGGGTTTTACCTTGGATACCACCAAGGCTCAGATTCTTTGGATGGACTTTGAGTGGCTAGGTGTTGGATCAGTGCGGTGCGGGTTCATCATCGATGGTCAATATATTGTTTGCCATACGTTCAATAATGCAAACGAGATTTCCAACGTCTACATGACCACGGCGATTCTGCCTGTACGTTATGAGATTGAAGCAACTGCTGCGCTGTCTACTGGCGCAACCATGAAACAGATTTGCTGCTCGGTTGTATCCGAGGGTGGGTTTGAGCAGACATCGATTGACCATGTGGCTCGTCGTACCACGTCGTTTTCAAATATTGATACGGCAGCTTTTTATCCTATCGTATCCATCCGATTGGCATCTGGCAGAACAGGGGCGGTTGTGCTTCCTAATAGGGTGCAGTTCTTGCCGCTAACCAGCCAGAATTATGAGATTGCTTTGTTGAAAAATCCCACGCTAACCGGGGCAACATGGGCGGCAACAGTTCCTTCTGACACAAACGTAGAGTTTGATGTTGCTGCTACGGCTATCTCTTCAACGGGAACCATAGTCCAGACTGACTACATTACTTCTACGGGTAGCGGGGGCACGGCCAATACGGCTGTTGAAACAGGATATAACTGGGATCTACAGCTTGGTGCAACGCTTGCTGGTGTTAGTGATATTTATACGCTAGGCGTAAGAACAGTATCTGGTGCCACCAAGGGTGATGGTGTGGGATCGATATCTTTTTATGATCTGACGCAGTAACGTGGACAGCGATGCTCTTATTCGCGCATAATATCGGCCAATATCGCGTCCTTTCCCGGCGCGCGGCCCCTTGTAGGGCCTTGGCTCATTTGGAAAGGTTAAATCATCATGGATGAAGCGATGCAGGGCATTATGTCATTGCCCGAGGACCAAGGACCACGGGCCTCGATCACACCCGAGCAAATGGCGATCTACGATCAGATGCGCCAGACCATACCGCCTAAAGAGTTTGGCGACGAGCTCTTGAACACAGCTATGCAGGCCGATCCTCAAACGGTCCAAGCGTTCAAAGAAGAACTCATGGCGCTTGAGATCCCGCTGGACACCTTAAAGCTTTTGAACGAGATGGTCGATGCCATCTTAGCAAGCCCTAACGACTATCAAATGCTGCGTCGCGAATACATGCGCCGTGGCGTGACTGAGGATCTTTTGCCTGCGCAGTTCGACCCGGCATTTTTTGCCGCTTTGAACATGGCCCTTGATCAAATGCCCGTGCAGCAACCCCAGGCTCCGATGGCCATGGCAGGTGGCGGCATTGCATCGCTTGCACAGTACGGTCGCAACGGCGACACCATGCTTGCGCATATCACACCGGAAGAAGCCGCATTGCTCAAGGCTCGTGGTGGCGCAGGCACGATCAATCCCATGACAGGCCTGCCTGAGTACGCAAACATCTTTTCCAGTATTGGCAAGGCTGTTAAGAAGTTTGCCAGCAGCACGGTAGGCAAGATTGTCACAACGGTTGCACTTGGGTTCTTTCTTGGACCTGCCGCAGCATCCATGCTTGGCGTTACATCCTCTGCTGGCGTTGCCGCTGTGGGTGGCTTTTTGGGCGGCGCGGGATCCACGCTGCTTGGTGGCGGCAGCTTAAAAGAGGCTTTGAGAGCCGGTGCAATCGGTGGCTTAACAGCAGGTGCGGCACAAGGCGTCACAGGCGGCGCGAATGCATTTACTTCAGGTAGTTACACAGGGCCTACTACCGTTAGCGGGCAGTTCGACCGTTTGATGGGCAATGCGCCTGCACCTACTCCGTTGGTTGAAGCAGGGCCTGCCCCGGACCTTGCTTCACGGTCTACGATGATGGCCAACGAATTCGTAGGACCCAATATCCCTGAGACGCCGACAACCAGTAATTACCCCATAGGGTCGCAAACACCTGCGCCTATTGCCCCTGAACCGACTGTCATGACAACGTCGGGACAACAGGTTCCTTACAACCAGCTTCAGACGATGTCTCAGGCACCGCAGCCGAGTTACCTTGATCAAGCCAAGGGTTTGTACGACAAGTACATGCCGGAAGCGCTTGGTGGATCGCGTGGCGCGGTCACGCCTGACATGGTGCAAGCGCAGATGCCCAAGGCAGCACAAATGGTATCGACCTTGCGCCCTGATCTTGCGCCTGGATCCGGTGAATTCAGTCGTTTAGTTGCCGCTAAGGCAACGGAACTCGCAACACCGGGACTCTTGTCTACCTACGGCCCTGTCGCAGCACTTGGTCTTGGCGCAACAGCACTTGCCGGTGGGTTCAAGACAACGCCAGCCACGCCTCCGCTTGGTCTCCAAAAAACAGGGGCGAAGCTCTTGGAAGAACGCCCAGACCTCTATCGCCTTTACTACGGTGGCCTTGGTCCGGGAGCCCAGCGCTACAACCCGTACTTGCCGCCACTCCCTCCAGTAGGCATGGCTGAAGGCGGTATTGCAGACCTGAATAAGTTCCCGCGCAAGACAGGTCACATCAAGGGCCCTGGCACAGGGACCTCGGACTCCATTCCTGCGATGTTGTCAGACGGCGAGTTTGTATTCACGGCCAAGGCAGTGCGGTCCGTGGGCAATGGATCACGGCGCAAGGGTGCAAAGCGTCTTTATAAGTTGATGAAGGCTCTGGAGAGCAACAATGTCCACAACTAGTTACCAGCAACAGGTCATCCGGGAAGTTCCGGAGATCGAGGCCTATAAGCTAGGCCTTCTTGAAGAGGCACGCAACCTTTACGGTGCGCCGCTTGATCTACCGGCTTACGAGGTAGCGGGCCAGTCTGCTGGGCAAATACAGGCTGCGGACCTCTTGCGCCAGGGCATTGGTGCTTACGAGCCCTTCATGCAGGCAGGCTCGCAGGCCTTGACTCAAGGACAAACGCTCGCGCAACAAGGCGCACAACTTGCAGGCGGCATCAATGTCGCACCGCAATTTCAGGCGGCGCAAGATGCACTAGGACGGGGCCTTGGTGCGGCAGACATCCTTGGCGGCTATGCGCAGACCGCTGGCCAGGGTTTGCAGGACATTTTGGGTGGTGTAGCCGGTATCGAGCAGGCACGCAAAGGCTTGCCTGAGTACATGCAAGGGGATCTCCGCACATCTCAGGCACTTTTGGGCGAGGCAGCGCGCGGTACGCGTGCGGCAAGCGGCTCGTTCACCGCGCCCACGACGGCACAGTCTTACATGTCGCCTTACGTCCAGGCTGTGGTTGACATTCAACAACGTGAGGCACAGCGCCAAGCCGACATTGCAAGGACACAGCGTGCCGGACAGGCAGTGAGCGCAGGCGCTTTTGGCGGGTCGCGTCAGGCTGTGATGGAGGCCGAAGCTGCAAGGAACTTGGCTCAGCAAAAAGCTGACATCCAGGCAATGGGCCTACAGCAGGCTTATCAGCAAGGACAGCAGCAGTTTAATGTTGAACAACAAGCTGCTGCACAACGCGCTGCGCAGATGCAAGGCATTGCGGGCACTTACGGTCAGTTAGGCCTGCAACAAGCGCAGTTGGGTCAGGCTGGAACGCAACTAGCCGGTCAGTTGGCAGGGCAACAGGCGCAACTCGGGCTTATGCCTGCGCAGTTAGCGCAAACCCAGGCCGGGATTCTTGGTCAACAAGCCGGTCTTTATGGTCAGCTTGGCCAAGGCATTGCAGGCTTGTCTGCCCAGCAGGCAGGCATTGATCTTCAGCGCGCTGCACAGTTGCAGCAGGCAGGCCAGGGCATTGGCTCTTTAGGCATGCAGCAGGCTTCACTGGGTCAGGCCATGCAGCAGGCAGGGCAATCCGACGTCAGCGCCTTGATGGGCGTAGGTGCCATGGAGCAGGCTAACGCACAAGCGCAGCTTGATGCGATGCGGGCTACGCAAATGCAAGACGTTATGGCTCCTTACCAACAACTCGGGTTTGTGGCAGACATCTACAAAGGCGCACCCAGTTCACAAAGTTCATTGATTGCAACCAGCCAGCCTTCGGCAAGTCCCTTCCAGACAGCAGCAGGACTGGGGATCGCAGGTTTGTCGGCTGCGGCGGGCGCTAAGAAAGTCGGACTCGTTTAGGAAAAATGATGAAATCAAAAGTCATGGATCGGCCCATGTTTAAGGGCAAAAAGGATGATCCCGAAGAGGTCGGAATCATGTCGCTTTTGATGGGCGAAGATGACGACGATGAGGGTGATGAAGACGAGGACATGTCTTCGTTGATGGATCGTCGCCCTGATTCACCTGAGATACTCATGAACAACCTGCGAGGCGACGTACGCTCTGTGGATGCACGCTTTGAGGAGCTTGCTGATATGGTGGGCTATGGTGCAGCGCAGCAAACTCCACCTGAAGTGCTCGCTCTGCTACAGCCCGTGCTTGCTGCGGAGCAACAAGGCATTGCTGCATTACCCGCCGTGGCCCCTGGAGGTGCTCCAGCAGGTATTCCGACACCGCCGCCGCCAGTCGGTATGCCTCCTGGTCCAGGGGCCGCCCCTCCACCGATGCCGCCTCAAGCAGCGGGCATTGGTTCATTGCCCCAGGGCATGGCCATGGGAGGGCCTGTCCAACGTTTTAGGAGAGGCTCAGACGAAGACGGCGTCGAGCCCGCAGATACTGAGCCGTCTGAAGACGATGCAACTGGCGGTGCTGGAAGGGCAGGCTTAGGCGCGGTTAACTATGCACAAGTCCTGAATCCTGCGCAGATAGCGGCTGCGAAAGCTGCTTTTGCGCGTCTCTTCCAGGAGCCTGCCCAATCAACGGAGACGCTTGAACAAGCAGCAGCGCGCAAGACTCGTCTTTACCAAAGCTTGCTTGGGCAAGACAAGACCGCCACTCAGGCACAAATGCTTTTTGACTTAGCAGGAGCTGGACTTGCACTGGCCGGAAATGTGGATCCACGCACGGGGCAACCGATGCGGGGCTCTTTTGCAGCTCGTCTTGCAGGTGCTGCCAGTCAGCTTCCGGCGCAGATTGGTGCGCGCGCTTCGGAAGCAGAGAAGATGGCGCAACAGATCAAAGCGCTGGGGCTACAGTCGGCGGAAAAAGAGCGTGAAAATGACAGGGTAGCAAGACAGCGCCGTGAGCAGTTAATCGCGGGTATTGGCAAAGAGATCCTACAAGGTCAAGCTGCTGAGAACGTTGCTAACATCAGAGCAGGAAAGGCCGCTGCCGATAAAGGCATGACGCCTGCTGTGATGAATGCGTTGATGTCGAACCCGGAATTAGTTAGAGAGTTTGCATCGGGAGTTAACTCGGCTGACACGACAAGACTTGAGTTTGCGATTAAGAACTACACGCAGCCTAAGACAGAGCAGTACATCGATCCGCAGACCAACATGCCTGTTATGCGAACCACGCGTAACGAGCTTCCCGGTTACCTGTCAGATGCTATCAGCGCACGAGCCAAGGCCCTTGGATCACGGCCCACGGCTCAAGCGCCTGCTCCTGCTCCTGCTGCAATGCCTGCTCCTGCTCCTGCACCAGCGGGAGCAATGCCAGCACCGGCGCCTGCTCCGGCTGCAACCACAGCGCCTGTCATGGCTCCGGTTCCAGCGACCACGGCTCAAGCGCCTGTGCCACCAGCAGGTCAAGCGGTTCCAACCAGTCTTTACCGGCTGGCATCTACGGGTACGGGTCCTTTGAACATGCTCCGCGCAGGCGTCTCGCGTGTTCCACTTGTCGGCGGCATGGTTGACCCGAAGTATGAGCAGTCGGTAACCGAGATCAACAACTCGGTGGCGCAGATGGTCAAGTCGCTGCAAGAGACAACGCGAATGGCTAATGCCGAGCGCGTGGATATCGAAGAGCGCTTAAGCGCGCTACCACGATTCATCGACCGTCCCGATGCTTTCCAAAACCGCTTGATTGCTTTGGATAACGTATTGTCTGGCATTGAGCAAGGCGCGGTAAGCAGGACACAAGAAGCCAACATTGGCGCTTCCCGTCGCCAAGAGGCTGAACAAAAGGCCTCCGAGGTACGGCGTATCCGTCAGATGATAGGTTTGCCCACGCGCATCTACTCGGCAGAACAAGCCAAAGCCCTTGAGCCAGGGACCGAGTTTCTGTATGTTCCGACCAATAAGTTTATGGTTCGTAAATAGAGGTAATCATGGCCGAGGCCCCTTTGCGCATTGAAGACTTTGCAAGTCCCGTGGGCCAAGCGCCTACGAAACCATCCGATAACCTGGAAGGGATTGCTACTGAAACAACCCCTGATACCAGTCTGTTCGATGTGGCCAGTGAGTACGCCAAGGGCCTTGTGCAAGGCGTCACGGAACAAGCGCCATCGGCAGGTGGTCTGTATGGTGGTGCGCGTTTAGGCTTTCAAGCAGGGACAAGAATACCTTTTGGCCAGCCTTATACAACGGTTGCAGCCACCGTAGCCGGTGGTTTAACAGGCCTACTAGGTGGCAATGCTCTGGGCGAACAGATTGGCAAGCAGCTCTACGAAGAGCAGACCAACCCGGAACTCAAGCCTTTTCGTGAGGCAGGCAGGACCACGGGCGGCGGCTTGGCATACTTGCCCCTGGGTTACACCATTCCAGCTACGACGGGTGTTCGCGTGTTGGACTTCATGGGCAAGCTCGGTACGTTTGCCCGTTCGCATCCCATTCTTTACGGGGCGCTTGAGACGCAATCAGCAGTCGGTGCTGGTGTTGGCGCGGGAACGGCAGAACTCGTAGCCCCAGGCGAGACGCTTCCACGTGTCACTGGGGAAGTAGTTGGTGGTTTATTGAACCCATCGAAGCTGGTCACGACGGCTTCCTTGCCCTTTCTCGACCTTACTAAGCGGCTCGTGAGCCGTTTTTCGGCAGGCCAGCGTGAGGGGAGGGCGGCGAACCGCCTTGTCGCTATTTTAGAAGAAAACTTTGAGCCTGAATTGCGTCAGGCAGATCCCGAGAAGTGGGCAGACGCTTACAACAAGGTTTACTTGCCTAACCTGATCCAGGCGCTGAAAGATCCAGGGCTTGTTCCAGGCATGACCTCGGCGCAAAAGACAGGCGATATTCCCCTGACGGTGCTTGAAACGTCGCTTGCACGACAAAATGATGAGTTTGGTCCGAAGGTGGCTGAGCAAGGGCGCAAGGCTCAAGAGGCTGTGATCCGCATGATCAACATGCTTAACCAGTCAGGCGATCCCACCATGTTGCAAGAAGCAGCACGGCTACGTGACACTTACTTACGCCAGCTTCTGGACGGTCGCTTGGCAGCGGCTGATGCAAGATCGGCTATTGCGATCGCAGGCATTAGTAAGGATAGCCCTGCTAATCGAGCACGAATTGGGCAGATTATTCGCGAAAACGTAGACAGTGCGCTTAAAGACGCCCGCGAAGTGGAGCACACGCTCTGGTCTGATGTGCCCAAATCCATTCGCGCGCAGGTCAACGAAACCGTAGCGACCATGAAAAAGCAGGGCGCGGACAGGGAACAGATTCGCGCTGCGGTTGCACGTCTGACAGACGGTCAAGCGGTGGTTGCAAACAACTTCACGAAACAGTTTGAGACGATCCGCTCTGAGATGTCGCCCGAGTACTACAACCGCGAGTTTCCAGCGATCGTCAAGGATATCTACGGAAGGCTGTCTAAAGCGCAAAATGTCAAAAACCTGACGCCCGAGCAGTTGATGAAGTTTGGTCAAGAGGCTAATCCTGATCTTTACGACGCTTATCAGACCCTCAAGCGCCAGTTCTCGACTACCAAGAAAGGGGACTTGTCTTACGCAGGCATGAAGAGTCAGGTCGTTGATACAGAGAAAGAACTTATCGCAGCCGGTAAAGACTTTGTCCGCCGTGGCGCAATCAACGTAGGCGATCTTGTCAACGCACGCCGCGACATGCTGCGCTTGGCCATGGACGCTGAGGCAAGAGGCGAGCGCGCTAATTATGCTTTTTACTCCAAGTTCTCTGAGGCATTGCTGGATGACATGGATCAGGTACGCAACCCTGCTTATGATGCAGCGCGTGCCTTCTCCAAGGAGTTAAACGACAGCTTCACGCGCACCTTTGCTGGTGATATGCGTGCCGTAGGTAAGACAGGAGCTGAGCGCATCCTGCCCGAGATCCTTGTCTCACGGGCCTTTAGCGGTAACTCGGATGTTGTGAACGCACGATTACAGCAGATTCAAGACGCTGTCGATATGCTGCCTCGTTTGCACAATCAATATGTTGCAGACTTCGGGCCTAACGACCCAAGGGCCAGGATTCTTGAAGATGCGGTCAACCGTTCCGGTGAGCGTGTTGTGTCGACCGCTGATGCTGTGGATCGCGCCACGCGTCTGGCAGCAGCGGCATCCATCGATCCCCAGACAGGTCGCTTGAACACGTCGCGTTTATCACGTTGGATGAACGAGAACGAGACGCTTGTTAACAGTATCCCAGGGTTGCGTTACGACTTGGAAAACAGTCTTCGCGCGCAGAACTCGTTGGATCTGATTACCAAACAGAAC